ACTACTGATGTCGAGGCTGACATCCGCAGTACGGATGTTGACCAGGCCAGCAGGGAGCAGATCCCTGTTCCGAATGCAAACGAGCCCGAGCTGACCGTGGTCATCCCCGAGCAGCGGCAGGCCACAATGGACACGACGCCTCCGGTCGAGGAGGACGTGGAACCGGAGGTCGACGAGGTGGACGGCGACCCGATGCCCGTGGGCTACGGCCAGTACGACACCGAGGACGAGGAGGGCATCGAGGAGCCCGTCCGGGTGGCACCCGTGAAGTCCAGGCCGATCGTGGTCGACATCGAAGCCCTGCCCTGGGGCACCGAGCAGGAGATCGTCCAGGCCGTGTGGCCCGAGGGTGTCCCGAACCTGTGGGTGGGGGACCTGGTCGACACGGCCGCCCGGTGGCTGGAGGACTACCTGAACCTCTACCGCCAGGAGTTCCCCGAGGAGGAAAACACCGCCAGCGCGATGAACGTCATGGTGCCCGACGTGGCCGAGAAGGTGGGTCACCTGGCCCGGAACCAAGTGGTGAAGGCGGAGCGCCCCGACCCGATCCAGGCGCTCAGGGCCAGGCTCAGGGAGAAGGCGGCAGCATGAGGGGAACCACGACCGCACGCGGGTACGGGCGCGCACACCAGCAACTCCGCCAGCGCTGGGCACCCACCGTGGCCACGGGTAGGCACATCTGCCCGAGGTGCGATCAGCCCATCAGGCGTGACCAACCCTGGGACCTCGGACACGACGACCACGACCGCAGGCTCTACACGGGCCCGGAGCACGCGACCTGCAACAGGCAGGCCGGAAGCGCCGTGGCACAACAGCGCAGGGTGGACCCGCGACCCGAACCGCAGACCCGATGGTGACGACCGCGGACCCGATTTTCCCCACAGGGAGTGACCCCAGGTGACCCACAGTCCTCTCTCTTTTTGCGTTCGAAGGAGGCCGACGTGACCATCTCCGAGGCTCTGAGCGCATCTGTGAGCGCATTGGACCTCAAACCGCAGGACAAGGCAGCCGTGGCACTCGCAGAGCGCTACGCGGCCCTCCTGGACACCCCGGACGGGGACGTGGGCAGGTTCGGTCCGCTGCTCTTGTCGACGCTCACGGCCCTGGGGATGACTCCGGCCGGTAGGGCCGCCGTGGCCAAGGGGAAGGAGGGGAGGACCGATGACGGTGGTGGAAGCAAGGCCGACGAGCTTCGGGCTCGAAGGGCTGCTCGGCAGCACGCATCCACGGCTTGAGACTCCGCCGCTCGTCACCGGTCCGCCGGGACCGTGCGGGTGCGGCTGTGCGCTCACCGAGGAGACCTCCTACGGGTTCGACGTCGAGTGGTTCGCCGAGCACGTCCTCAAGACGCCCCTGGACCCCTGGGAGCGCCGTGCGGTCATCCACGGCGGGGAGCTGCTGCCCGACACCGACGCTGAAGGCAGGGCCAAGCCCCGGTTCCGCAAGTTGTTGATCCTCGTGGCCCGTCAGCAGGGCAAGACCTTCCTGGTGAAGGTGCTCATCCTCTTCTGGCAGTTCATCGAGCGCTGGCCGATGATCCTGGCCACCAGCACGAACCTTTCATACGCGAAAGAGGTTTGGGCGGACGCCGTGAACCTGGCCGAGTCCATCCCGGACCTGGCCTGCGACGTCCCCAAGGGTGGCGTCCGCAAGGCGGCCGGTGAGGAGTGCCTGACCGCCGTGGACCCGGAGGACCCCGCCAAGACCTCCCGGTACAAGATCGCGGCCAGCAACCGCAAGGGCGGCCGGTCGCTGTCGATCGACCGCCTGGCCCTGGACGAACTCCGGGAGCACCCGGACTGGTCCGCCTGGGGTGCCGCGTACCACGCCATGAACGCCAAGCCGTTCGGCCAGGTCGTGGCCATCACGAACATGGGTGATGACACCTCGGTGGTCCTGGATTCCCTCCGTGAGGAGGCGTTGCGGTTCATCGAGACCGGGAAGGGTGACCGCCGCCTGGGCCTCCTGGAGTGGAGCGCTCCCGAGGGCTCGGACCCCGAGGACCCGCACGCCCTGGCCATGGCCAACCCGAACATCGGCCACCGCACGGACATCGAGGACCTGTTGGCCGACGCCCGTCGAGCCAAGGTCAACGGCGGGGAGGAGCTGAACACCTTCCTGACCGAGATCCTGTGCATCCGCGTGAAACACATGAACCCGGCCGTGAACCCGGAGAAGTGGGCGGCCAACCTGGACCCCGGTGTCCTCACCGGACTGCGCAACGTCGGCCTGGTGCTGGACGTGAGCCTGGACGCTCGGCATGCGTCCCTGGTGGCCGCAGCCGTCCTGCCGAGCGACGACCCGGACGTCCTGCGGGTGCGTGTCGAGGTCATCGCGGCCTGGGAAGGCGAGAAGTGCCTGAGCGACCTCCGCAGGGAGCTGCCGGGCCACGTGAAGAAGATCAAGCCCAAGGTCCTGGGTTGGATGCCCAACGGGCCCGCCGCAGCGGTGGCGGCCAAGCTGACCACCCGCAAGGGGGCACGGTCCCCGTGGCTTCCCGCCGGTACTCAGATCGTGGAGATCACCTCGGAGATCACCGCCGTGTGCATGGGCTTCGTGGACGTGATCGACTCCAACGAGATCGTCCACTCCGGTGACCCGCTGCTGGACGCGCATGTCCTCGGTGCCGAGAAGCTCATGAGGGGTGACGCCTACGTGTTCACCCGCAAGGGGACAGGACATGTCGACTGCGCGTACGCGGCTGCCGGTGCCGTCCATCTGGCACGGACGTTGCCCGCGTCGGTGGGCAAGCCCCGTCTGGTGGTGGCCCGGACGACAGACTGAGTTTCCTAAACGAACTCGGATACCCCTACCCCCTATCGGTAACGTAAGATCGAGGTGTGAGCTTCTGGGGTTGGATCGGGCGACTGGCCGGTATCCCCGACGCGCCTCCGCCCGTGGCCACGTTTTCGGAGTCGGCACCCATGCCGATCGACTCGATGTTCCTGGAGATGCGCGGAGGCGGGGCATTCCCGACCGCCACGCGTGCTGAGGCGCTCTCGGTCCCGGCGGTCCAGAAGGGCCGCAACCTCCTGTGCTCGATCGCCACGCTCCCGCTGGTCCAGAAGGGACCGGACAACAAGCTGGTCCGCAACCCGCTGCTGGAGCAGATCGACCCCGACGTGCCCAACGTCGTCACCTTGGCCCAGACCGTCGAAGACCTGGTCTTCGACGCCATCGCCTGGTGGAGGATCACCGGGTTCGGCTTCGACGACTACCCCATGACCGCGCGGCGACTCGACCCGTCCTCGGTGTCCCTGGTGCCGCCGGACGGCCGGTCACCCGCACCCCTGCCGTCCGGTGAGGACCCTCGTGGGGCCGTGGTGTGGGTGGACGGCAAGCCCGTGTCCGCCAGCGAGATGATCCGCTTCGACTCGCCCAACCCGGCGGTCCTGAAGGTCTGCGGACGCTCGATCAAGCGCGCGGTCCTCTTCGACCAGACGGCACGGCTCTACGCCGACAACCCGAGGCCCTTGGACTACTTCACCCCGTCGGACGGCGTCGACCCGGTGGAGGACGAGCAGATTCAGGACATCCTGGGCGACTGGGATACCTCACGTCGTCACCGGTCCACCGCGTACGTACCGGCCGCGCTGGCCTACCACTCGGTGGACTCCCCGACCCCTCACGACCTCCAACTCGTGGAGTTGCAGCGTCAGGTGACCCTGGAGTTGGCCAACGCCCTGGGTGTGGACCCCGAGGACCTCGGCGTGTCCACCACCTCCCGGACCTACGCCAACGCCGTGGACCGGCGACGTGACCGGATCAACGACGTCCTGGCCCCGTTCATGCGCGCGATCACCGACCGTCTGTCCATGGGGGACGTGACCAAGCGTGGCTACCACGTGGTGTTCGACCTGGACGACTACCTGAAGTCCAACCCGACCGAGCGTTTCGCCGTGTACGAGAAGGGCCTGGCCCTCGGTGTGTGGACGGTCGACGACATCCGCCGCAAGGAGGGCGAACCGCCCATGAGCGCACCCACAGCGGCACCCGAGGCCGCTCCCGCGTCCGTGGACGCCTCGGACCCGACCGCGATCACCTTCGACGACCAGACCCGCCTGACGTTCGCCGACGCCTCCACGGTCGAGTTCGCCGTGGACCGGGAGTCGCGCACGATCGAGGGCCTGGCCCTGCCCTACGGCAAGGTCGGCAGCAAGTACGGCTACAAGTTCAGGTTCCGCAAGGGCAGCCTGAAGTGGAGCGACATCTCCCGCGTGAAGCTCTTGCGGGACCACGACTTCCGGCAGGCCCTTGGCGTGGCGGTCCAGCTCACCGACACCGCAGCGGGCCTGAAGGCCAAGTTCAAGGTGGCGCGCGGACCCGAGGGAGACCGTGCCCTGGAGCTGGCCGAGGACGGGGTCCTGGACGGCCTGAGCGTCGGCGTGGACTTCGACTTCACCGCCGACACCGAACAGTCCTCACGCGACAAGTCCGTCCTGGACGTTGTCCGCGCTGATCTCCGCGAGGTGTCGCTCACCCCGATGCCCGCGTTCGACGACGCTCGCGTGACCAGAGTGGCCGCGAGTCTGACTGGAGGAACGATGGACGACGAGACCGCCACGAGTGGCCAGGGCCCGGTGACGGCCCTCGCCACCGCCACTCCGCAGACCCCGGAGCCGATCGCCGCAGGCTTCACCGCAGAGCAGATCGCGGGC